TCATTTATAATTTCTCCTTCCGAGTTATCTTCTGGGTAGTACCCATGTTTTAAAAAGAATAGAAAATCCCATTCTCCTTCTTCATTTAATTCTTCAATTCTTTTTCTATTAACTTTAAAGATAGGCATATGTCTTACTCTGCCATATCCGTCTTTTTGTATTGTTGAAAATTTAGTAGGTATAAAAACCTTTGTATCTAAAAAATTGTTTGCAATGTGTCTGCCATGTGAACCTTCCAATTGCAACCACCTACCACTATTTACATTATCTAATGTATTTTTAAATTGTATATTTACTTTCATTAATTACTTCCTTCCGAGTCATCTATCTCTGTTGATTTTTTACATTCGTGCATTTCCATTTCTTTTACTTTGTCATCAATGTCAGTATTACAAGAGTTGCAATACCAAGTATCGTATCGTATTCCGTCATCATCTATGTAATCACCAGTCCATTCTATTTTATGTTCTTCTTCCATTTATTCCTCCCCTTCCATACAAATTAAAGTATCAATGGTGTAATTAAATTCTTGTCGGTCTTGTTCACTTAATAAAAGAAACGTCTTTAAATGTTCTAATAGTTCGATTGTATTTAATTTTTCCATTATTTTTACCTCCGTTGAACACATTGTACACTAATTGGCTACAAGATACAAGATATTTTGGCTACAATTATTTGAGGATATACAACACTTACAGCCTATTACTGTTCACCTTAACACTATTTAAAAGGTGTTATGGCTATAAAATGTTTGCAATGAGTCGAAAATCGAACTATAAGGACAATTAGAATTTATTGATCTGATCGTTAGTAAATTCGTTTTGAGATGATCTAGTAAAGACTCCTTTTTTTAAATGTAAGGGTATGGGTACTAGGTCGGAGGTTAATTACCTTTTCATAACCTATACCCTTACTTATAGAAGTGGTGAATGAATTGCAATTAAAAAATCAAAATGAATCCGGTAAAATAAAAGTTTGGTCTGGCAAAGACCCCAATCAAAAACAAATTATTGAACAATGGTGTATTGAAAATAATTTTACTATCGGTGATGAATGGCTTAATGCCGGTATTCAATGGTTAAGTAATGGGTCAACTTCAGATACTCCTTTAGATATATGGTGGTATGGCTACATCAAAAATCCTACTAACAGGCATAATTTTTCAAGACACAGTAGAATGGAATTTGGCAAATATTGTGATGAGGGTAGTGGCTATATATTGGAGGGGAAAAGTAGCTTAGATCAAGTTATGACTAATATATATGAGTCTGCAAAAAGAATTATACCTTCAAATGCCGATGATACAGACCAGGAAAGAATAGATTATTACATAACAATTTGTGAAAAATATATTGTGCAAATTGTAGATACCTTAATGCCTCTTAAACAAGAGTATGGTGAGATCATGACTCAATATCCAATCGTATTAACTATGAAGGGTTTGACTGTTCCGTTTATTGGTTTTGCTGATTTTGTTTTTATAAAAGACAACAAGATATCGAGAGTAGTAGAGCTAAAAACAATGTGGCCTAATCCTAGAGGTTATTACAAAAAAGATTATAAAGATAAATTGCAAGGTGATCGAATTTGGACAAAACAAAGTTTACCGGTAGAGGCAAAACCGATCAACCTCCCCCAACTTGCAATCTACTCTGCCGGTTTAGATCACTTGTTAGATATATTATATGTAAATGAAGATGATTGCGTTTTAATGGAATACGAAGATCATCCGGAAATTCAATGGGAAAATTTAACTGAAATTTTAAAGTACGTTAGAATTAATGCAATTACTCGGCAAAATTATTTGTCGCTAGTAGATGACCCAACAGAATTATATCAAATTATACAACCGGACTTTTCTCATTGGAAATGGCGAGGTGTAGAAAAAGAATTTTTAAATGATGCTAAAAACATATGGCTTAATCAGAAAGGAAAAGTGTAATGGCAAAGCAAGAAAAACCGGTAGAACAAAAATCGGTAGAACAAAAACCGGTAAAACATAAAGAGCCGGTAATGATACCTTTAAGTGCAAGATTGTTTGGCGCGATACAGGACTGCCAATCAATTGAAAAACAAAACAATAAGTTTGTTAAAGGTATGGCACACAATGACGTTAATGACGCAGTAAGAGAGGCTTGCATTAACAATAGAATACTTCCTCAAATGGAACACCAGTTTGAAAAAACTGATGATGGCATAGGAGTTACTTCATATTTTATTGTCGAAAATCCAGACAACTCTTTTATGCACGATGGCAAAATATATTATGATCGTAAACCAGTAAGTACAGGATATGCCTTTCTTAAATGGTCATCACGATTAGCAGAGGCGCAAGTAGTAGGTTCAGCGATAAGTTATGCTGATAAGTATGCTATGGCAAAAGGATTCTTTTTAAGAACATCTGATGAAGATGACTTAGATCATTCATCAAATAAACTTAATAGGAATAATGGGAGTGGTGAAGAAAAAAAACCAACTTCTTTAACTAACTTAATAAACAAAAAAACAGAAGGATAAATACTATGGCTTATGACGTATTAGATAAAGGTATGTATGTTGGCATGAGAGCAGTCAAAGGAGATAAAGAGCATGAAATGGCTTCTGACTTTAAGGCTGAATTTAACAATGAAGAGTCAACTAACATTCTATTTGACCAGGCTTTGATTGAACAGATGAGAACAGATAAGGGCTGGATTCAATTTGATGCTTACTTATCATTTGACCCAAAGGAAGATAATGAAGGTAATAACATTGGAGATATGGTTAGACAAATCTTTAATGAAAACAATGGTAAAATTAATATGAGATTTAAACCTCGTTATAAAAAACCGGAGTAATTAAATATGCAATATGCGAGTGAGACTTGCGATCATGCAAAGAACCTTGTGCAAGGTGATCGGCAAAAACAACATGGTGATAAATACGATAATCATTTAAACATTGCTACCTTATGGTCGGCTTATTTAAAACTTTCAATATCACCGGATGAAGTGGCAGTTTTATTCGCATTAGCAAAGATCGGTAGAACCTTAGAAGGCGCATACAATCCAGATGATTATATAGATGCTGTTGGCTATATCGCGATTGCCCATGAATTAAAATCTAAGAGAGAAGATGAATTAACTTATGAAAGAAGTAAAAATACCAAATAGAATGACTGGCACAGGACAAAAATTTTTAATTATAGGAACTAATGGCGGAGGTTATAAGACTCATGCCATGATTTACTGGCCATTAAAAGATATAAATAAAAAAACAAATTTACCAAATATTAGAAAATTAAAGATATCAGCTAGACCACTTAAAGGCGCAACTGCACCTTACGATTTTGTTAACACATTAATAGAAGAATCTTTAATAGGTTTTAATCGAAACTTAAAAAAAGGCGGAGATTTTGAAGAAGAATGTAATGCGCTTGGCAAATCTGGTTTTGTAGGTGTAGTAGCTAATTATGTTAAAGAAAATTTGCACCAAATAATGAACGAGAAACCATCCGGTAATCAAATAGTATTGCAATTAGATTCTAAGAACAGGCTTAGTAGTGATTACAAAGATAAATTAATTAATGGAGGAATTATATAATGGGGAATAGAACCAAATATGAGAATAGGATAATACATAAAACATTATCAGTATCTATGAGAGAAGATGATCTGATTGCAGTTAATAATCAATTACATGAAATTGTACATTATAAAAATGCAGAATGGAGAAAGAAGGCAAAGCAATTGGAAGGGCAAGCTCAAATAGATGGTATTGAAGTACAAATAAGACCTCAAAAAAATTACATAAGTAAACAACATATTATTAAAGATTTAATACAAAAAGAATGGGATGCTACTGTTGGTATAGAGAGAGGTATTAAGAATGATCTTGAGGCTTATGAAATGGTAAAAAAAGCCAATGGAGGTATTCATCCGGCAGACGAGGTAGATTAATGTTTGCGATAGAGTCTAGTAATAATAAGGATTTAATATTTAAGTGCGATGATGAAAATATTACTCACCATATTTGCGATTTATTAAACAAGTATAGCGAGCATACAACATATAGTGTGCTACCAGATAATGAGATCAAGGGATTTCCTGTTTAATGTTTTCTGGCGAGAAGAACTGCTTAATTTGTGGTGATGTATTTTTATTTACAAGGCATCAAACTACAAAAAAATATTGTTCAGATCAATGTCATCGAAAAGCTAATCGAAAGAAAAAACCTAAACTAGAGGAAAGAATTATTAAACATGGTTAGTAACATACTCAAAATATTTATCATAATATTATTACTAATTATTATCTATATAAATTGCAGATACGTCAAAGTAGGTTGGTGTGAATCTGAAATACAAATCATGCGCGATCAAATGAGTCATTTGTATTTTGAATCCATAGAATAAGACTCAAGGCAAGTTTAAAAAA